AATTCAGAAAACGTAAACCACCTCTTAGATTTCTGGGATGTAAATCCACTATTTAATTTGTATCCTCCTTTTAATAAGCTGAAGGATAACGTAGACTCGTCGAAACTAATGTGGTTTATAGTTCTGATGCAGTATCCAGATGAAGAGGTGAATATATTCTTTAGGATTTCAGAAGAGGAAAGACGCAAAATACTTGAGGAAACGTTTATCAAACCAGACTACTCAGATACAGTATTCGATCAATGTTACAACGCTTTTCCTTTTGAATGTCTTACTGCTGTACAACGTGCTCTCAAAGAAGAGACAGAAGTACTGGTCAAAAGATCAAGGCTCATTCGAGATACTGATCTTACTCTTGACTCTACTGATGAGAATGGTAAACCAATTAAAGGTACAGCTACTCAGATCAATATACTTCAAAAAGATGCTCCTAAAGTGTATGAGCAATACGAGAAGTTGAAAGAGAAATTCATTGCTGAGAAGCAGAGTATGAAGGGGAAAGGTGGAGCTAAATTATCTAAGACAGAACAAGGTCAGTTCTGGAATGTTCAACAGAAATAACATGTACAAACTGAGAAACAAGCAGACTGGAGTAGAGGTATTTGCCTTAGGTTTTACAAAAGAATCTACTTTTAAATCTACCATTCAAGATTATGCAGATAAAATAGAAATCTGGAATTCGTTAAGGACTCCAAAAAAGCTAACAGCTATCTGGAATGAATTTTTAAGCAATGTAGAACATGAATTAGAAGATAGGAATTGGAAAGTGGTAATAAAGATTTACGAAGGTGTCATAGTAAATGAAGGCGATTGGGTCATTAGAAATCAAGAAGGCTTCTACTTCCCTATTCACTACAAATTACTGACAAAGCTGTATGATTTTGTAGGAACTAAACCAGATGACTTCTGGGATAAATATAAGTAGACATGGTATCCATACAACTAATCAATAATAATAGACCTAAGAGAAAGCTCAAGGAATTACGTGGCATTGTGATTCACTGGACTGCTAATGTCAGTAAAGGTGCTAATGCACAAGCTCATTACAAGTACTTCAATAACGCATACAGAGGTTCATCATGTCACTATTTTGTAGATGACAAACAAGTAGTGCAATTGATTCCTGATGATGAAGTAGCATGGCATGTAGGTGATAAGATTAGAACTAGCAATCTACCAATCCGCGCTAAATACGTACCAAAAGGAGCTAATCCTAATGACTACTTTATTGGTATTGAAATGTGTATGAATGCTGATTCTGACCAGCAACGAGTACTTAATTCTACAATCAACTTAGTTAATCAGTTGATGATGAAGTACAGTCTTACCAAAGATCAAGTTGTAAGACACTATGACTTGACTGGTAAAGATTGTCCTAAGATGTTTGTACCAACTATAGTTAATGGAATAGTATTAGATCATGCTTGGTTAGCTTTTAAAAATCTATTACCACTTACACCTCAAGTACCTGAATCTTACTCAAGCTCAAACACGATAGAACTCACCACATGGGAGAAAGTACAGTTAGCCCTACGTCAATCCTGGGACGTTATCCGCAAGATGTAGAATGGATTAAGATTGAAAGACTGGCAGAGATACTAGAACAATTCACTGCACCTAAATATCATCCACAAGATCCTAGATATAGAGAGGCTTGGAATGAGATGAGGAAGAGATGTATTGAAGGTATCTGGTTTCCTCAATTTGGTGGCTATCGACATGTTCCTGGTAGACTAGGTTTCTATGCTAAGTACTGTACCATTGTAGATACGGTTAATAAGGTTAGACACGATGTACAACCAGATATTAGAGACTTGGAATGGCACTTTGCTTATTACATCATGGAAGCTATGGGTTTCTCTGGCTTTGAAGATGATGACGAGTATACTTGTAATTATGACATTTACAGGTTCAATGACCTCAGATTAAATGAAAAACTGCCTTTACTGAACAAGAATGGTGATCTGAAGAAGTTTGTAGAACCAAGAGAATACTTATTTAAATTGCATGAGAAGCCTCTTGGCAGACCATTATATGGAAATTCCAATAAAAACCATATTATATTAGGTAGTAGGTCGGGTGGGAAAAATCTTACATACGACTCTTTACTGTATAATGAGCAAGGAAAGACTACTATTGGAGAAGCTAAAGTAGGAGATCGTATTTATGGTTCAGATGGGAAGTTGACTACAATAACAGGAGTATTCCCACAAGGAGTTACAAGAGTAATGAGGCTTGAGTTGCTAGATGGAAGAACTATAGATTGTGGAGTAGACCACTTGTGGGAAGTAGTAGATGGTAAAAGAACTATTGTTCTTACTACTCAACAACTTCTTGATAAAGGTATTAGTCACCCCCATAAGAAATCAGGAACTAGTTATAGATTTAAAATCAAGCAAACTGCACCAGTACAATATCCAGAAAGAGAATTACCTGTGCATCCTTACGTACTAGGATACATGTTAGGTAATGGGACATTTACTACAGGTACACCTAAAGTAGCTTCGTCAGATAAAGAAGTTATTGACAGGTTTAGAGAGTTATTACCTAACTTTGAACTGAAGCATGACAAGCACACTCACAATAACTATACCATTGTTTACAGAGGAGCAGATAAATATGAGTTAGGTAAATATGGTTGTAATCCTTTAGTAAGAGCATTGAATGAAATAGACATGCGAGTTAAAGGAAATGACAAATACATTCCTGACTTGTATAAGTATGCATCTGTAGAGCAACGATTAGAGTTGATTCGTGGTTTACTAGACTCTGATGGTCACATTTCAAAAGCTGGAAATATTGAGTTTACTAACGGATCAGTTAAACTTGCAGATGATACTTGTGAAGTGCTTAGGAGTTTAGGCATTAGAGTTAAACGTGGTCAGTATGATAATGTTGGTAGTGATGTAATAATCAACGGAGTTAAAGAAGGAGTGAGTAACAAGATAATGGAGAGATTATATATCAATACTGATCTTCCTGTATTTTTTGTACCTCGTAAATTGCAATACATTCGTCCTTTAAAGACTAAGAATCAGACTGCAATCAAGTCTATTATTGAGCTAGAACCACAAGATACTATCTGTATTTCTGTTGATGCTGACGACCATTGTTATCTGACCAATGATTATGTAGTAACACACAACTCATTTTCTACTGCTTGTATGGTAGTTAAATTCGAGCTTGTATTTCACGGAGCTAGGTATGCGGACGATCCAATAGGTAAAGCAGAGGTTGAAGTAGGTGCAGGTGTATCAAGTAAGAGTGCAGAACTATTAGGGAAGGTAGAAGCTTCAATGCGTCTCTTATCCGAAAGTCCTAAGTTTGGTGTCTACGGAGAACCTGGAGACGATGATTACGAACCTTGTCCTTTCTACCTGCACATGGAAGGTTCTCTTGCTACCAATAACCACAAGAACCCTTGGACTCAATACAGACCAGTAAAGAAAGGAAACAACTGGAAAAAGGTTGGTAATTTTGATAAGCTTTACCACTCTGTTTATTCAGACAATAAGAAAGAAGGTGCTGAATCTGCTGCTGGTGGTCGTCGTGTAGCTGTAGTCTATGAAGAGATTGGTTTGATGAAACTGATCAAGGAAGCTTGGGGATCAAATAACGCAGTAGTATCGACCGATGGTATTCAATTTGGATCTCAGTTTGGCATTGGTACATCAGGTAACATTGATCTTATCCAATACACTAAACATCTCTTCTCCCATCCCAAAGACTACAATCTCTTAGATTTCGGAGGTCATGCATTCTTCCTTCCTGCTCCATTAATGGATAAGAGGTTTAAAGATGACAATGGTAATACTGATTTGGAGAAAGCTTACACTCATTATCACAACGAAAGAGAGCAGGCTAAACTAGCTTCTGACCCACAAGTTCTCATCAGTCACCGTATGAACTATCCACTTCAGATTGATGACATGTGGTTAGGTGGATCGTCAGGTTATCTTCCTGAGAAAGAAGCAGAAGAACGTGAGAAAGAATTAATTAGAAATAATTTATATGAATCTATAGGTCAAGCAATAGAGCTTTACTGGGATTCTGGAACACAGTCTGGAGTTAATTACAGAATTAAACCATTGTCAGAAGCTAAACCTATTTACAATTGGCCGTTAGCTCCATCTGATCCTACTCATGGTGAAGTAATGATTTACATTCATCCTGACAAGCTGAAGATAAATGGTGTAATTCCTAATGATGCTGTAATTATCTTGCATGACCCTTATGTATCTGATGAGTTAGATAAAGGTGGATCACTTGGAGCATCGTATGTAATTGTGAATCCCAAGTACGAAAGCTTTGGTTTACCTTCGTACCAAATTGCAGCAACGTGGATCTCTCGACATCCTAATGGTGTAGATGGTTACAATGATGTATTTGAAAAGCTGATACAGTTCTATGGTAATCCAATACGAGGAGTGTGGTATGAAGCAAACCGTGGTGATAGATTTAGAGGTCACATGATTAAGAAGAAGAAAGCTAGTCTTCTTTGTGTACGTCCACAGTTTGAGCAAGGACAATTCATCTACAGTAGAAATGCTACACAGACTGGTTATATGGTGAGTAATAGGATTGCAAAGGTTACACTCTTAGATGGTCTTCGTGATCTACTACTTACTGACCTCAACGGTAAACTACTTATTGAAACTATACCTTGTCTCTTTACAATCAAGCAGATGAGACAATTTACTATGGATGGAAACTTTGATGGTATATCTGCATTACAAGGTCTTCCTCTAGCAGTCAACGAACTAGAACATTATTCTAACAACAAGCAGAGTTCAGGGATATTTGACGGATTGACTAAAAACTTAAAAAATGCTCTTAATAGAACGCAACAAAGACAGAAAGTGGTTTGAAACAGTAATGAACTCAATCATTCCTTATCATGCTACCTACAACGATAGTTACGAGAAGCATCGAATGATCTACGCTATTGTGAATAATGACCTTACTTACATCAAGAAACACCTCAAGGAACTGTGTAAGCCTGAGAATGAACTATTCAGATTACCTTTTCCAGAAGATAGAGAATTAGCTGTATTCAATCCAATCTACAAGTACTACATGTTCTTAGTTGGTGAACTACTCAAACGTGGTGACAACTTTGACATTTTACTACTTGGTGAACGTGACAATAAAGTAAAGGATGAAGAACTAACACAGTTACTCAATGAAGCTATTGATGCAGCAATGCAACAGATGATTGAAGAAGTGCCAGAAGATCAAAGAACTAAACCAGAAGAGATTGATGTACAAAACTTCAAGTCTGAAATGGAAATGTTCTACTCGTCTGTCATTGACTACTTCAAGACCAAGTTTGAGATCAAAGAACTAAAGAGATTAATCTTTCAACACGCTCTTTGTACAGACATGTGCTTTATTGGAATCATGGAACGCAATGGTATTCCAGAGCCAGTAGTCTTCAATAACCTTCACCTTGGCTTCCACAAGTCTCCTGACGTAACTAAGATTGAGAAAGGTGATTATTGGTGGTATAGAACTCCAATCACTACAGCTCAAGCAATGGAAGAACTGTGGGATAAAGTACCAGAACAGACTTTGAAACGACTTGGTGACTTTGGTGGTTCTACCAATGTAACTCCAAATGAAGGTTGGGATATTACTTCCGGTAAAGCACAGAATCAGTTCAACTACATGCATGCTGAAGAAATGTATGCTAGAAGAGACTTTGATAATAGATTCATTGGACAGAATACAGGTCAGCTTAACAACCACAGACTCAATGCCAATAGACTTCTTTGGAAAACAGAGATTGAATTCAAGGCGTTTAAAGAAGTAATCTACTTGACAAGTATTGATGATTTTGGCAACGAGATTGCAGACATAGTAGACTCTAGTTATCCTATTCCTAAAGATGCTACTAAAGTATTCTACACTAATAAGTGGGGGAAAGACTCTAGCAGATACGAGTGGGTGGATGATTTTGGTAAAAAGACTTATGCTGAATCTTTGATGATCCCTCGTCGTTACAGATGCAAGAGATACCAAACTGACATCTACGTTGACTGTGGTGAAGTTCCTAATCAACCACTTAATATTGATAATCCTTATGACTTTGAACTAAGCCTTAAAGGTAGAATTTTCTCTGGTCTTAACGCAGAACCAATATCTATTGTTGAGAGAGGTATCTCAGGAATGATGGAATACGTTTTACTTAAAGACCTTGAGTTACGAGAACTCTCCAGGTATGAAGGTTACATTAAGAACATAGATGTCTCTAAGATTCCAGACTTAGGTACAGATGCAGATGGTAAACCTCTTTATGAAGGTGCTGATAAATTAGCTATCTGGAAACACCTGCGAAGAACTACTGGTGACTCTTATTACGAATCAACTGCTACACTTAATGGTATACCTGACAATCAAAAGACTACTCCAGTCAAAGCAGAAGTAGCAGGTAGTATGAATGAGATACTTGGTATCAATCAAGTACTAGAACTCATTGATAAACAGATTGGTCTTGACATGCTTATTCCTCCTCAAGCAGTAGGACAATACACAGCATCTTCTAACGTAACTGACAATCAACAAGCTATTTCAAGCAGCTACACAATGCTGGAACTCTACTATCATATTCTCAATGACTTGATGAAGAGCTTGCTTAATGAGTATTTGGTACAGTTCACCAATTATTACAAGACTTACTTTGAAGAGAATCCTGAGAAGTCAGAAACCTACCTTAATTATATCTTACCAGATGGAACGCGGAAGCTACTGTCTATTAAACCTGAGTGGCTTGACCATGAAGGGTTAGGTATCTATCTACAAGACACTACTTACAACGAAGCCTACAGACGTAACGTTGCTCAGTTTGCACTACAAGCACTCTCACAGAATAGAGGTGAAGGTTCTGAGATCATCTCTGACCTTGTAATGGCCATCCCTCGTGGTGAGTCACCTGAGAAGATGCACAAGAAGATTAGACTTGCAGCTAAAGAACAGCAGAAGCAAGCTGAGAAAATGCAAGAGATGCAAGCACAAGCAGCTATGCAAGTTGAACAACTCAAGCAACAAGGTAAACAGCAAGATCACGAATTCAAACTTGAAGAGATTCAACTCACTAAAGATCTCGATGCTCAAATCAAAGCTCTTGACATTTACAAGTTCAATGAGGATAAAAATACTGACAAAGATGGTATTGAAGATCCTATTGAAACTATGCTCAAAGTTAAGGCTAGTCAACAGAAGGATAGAGAGTTAGACATTAAGGAGAAGATAGGAATGGCAGAAGCTAAAAAGAAGCCTAGTGCATAAAACTTCTCTTTAAATATAAGTTACATATTTGAATCACAAGCAGAGCAATCTTTACAGCAACGAAATAGTGTGAAGTCTGCTAACAAAACAAGTAGAATGGATTTTTTACCAGATTTCGATGATTTTGAAGAAGTAGTAGATCAGGAAGAAGAGTTGTTTGATGAACTTCCTGAAGGTGGTAATCCTAACGTGGTTGCAGCCTTTGAGTATTACAAGGATAGTAATTTCTTTACTGTAGATACTCAAGAATTTGATGGAACTGAAGAAGGACTACAAGGCTTATTTGCTAAACAAGCAGAAGCATCCAAAAACAGTTTCTTAGGTAATGTGCCAGAGTTTGCCAAACCTCTCGTTGAGCTAGTACAGCTTAAAGGTCAGAATTTCACAGAAGATGAATTGATTGAGGCATTGAATATCATCAAACCTCAAGTAAAGGATTTCAGTAATGAAGATGTTGCTGAGGCTTATCTCCGTGAATCACTGGCTAAAGATGATTTAGATCAAGATGAGATTGATGAGACTATTGAAGAACTTAAGTACAAAGACAAGCTTGCTAAAGCTGCTGAACGTGCTCAGAAGAAAGACATCCAACTTGGACGTACTAAACTGGAAGAGAAAGTTCAGACAGTAAAAGTACAGCAAGAACAGGAGATGCGTGATGCACAAGACTTTGTGAATAAGTTTCAGTCCACACTCAACGAACTTCCTTGGTCTAATGAACTGAAAACAGCTATTCAACAAGAGTTCTCAACTGGTACATTCAAGACTAAATTGGAATCAGTTTTCCAAAGTCCTAAAGACCTTGCTGATCTAGTAGCTTTCATCAAGCACTACGAACCAGCTAAAGGATTCAACTTAGAGACATACCAGAAAGCTGCATTTAGTCCTACAAGCAAGAAGATTGCCAATAGAGTAAAAAGTTACTGGGGCAATAACTCTAACGCACAAGTTTACAAACAATCGAAAGATAACGATTACGAATTCGTACTTTAATCAAATTAATACTTAAATGGAACGTAAAACCGCTTTAC